TTTCCGAAGCCGCTGATGAAGAGTCTGACGAAGAAGAAGTCGAAGAAGAAGAATCCGATGAGGATGAAGATTCTGAAGACGAAGTTGAATTGCCTGAAGTTAAAACTAAAGCTGGTATTCTTGCTGCAAGTTTTGACGCTCTTAAGGGAATGAAAAAATCAAATCTAGTTGCGGCTTACGAAGCAATTAACATGAGTGAAGACGAAGGAGAAGTAGAAGTTCCTAAGACTAAAGCTGACATCATCAATGCGATGTATGGTCAACTTAAGGCTATGAAAAAGGAAAACCTACAAGCTTCTTTTAAATCAATCGTGTCGTCATGTGGTGTGCACGAAGAAACTGAAGCGGATTCATTCGCTGAAGATCTTAAAGTGCTCGCTGAAGCAGACAAGGATTTGACTGAAGACTTCAAAGCAAAAGCTTCTGTCTTATTTGAAGCAGCTATCGCTGATAAGGTTAATGGAATTCAAGAATCATTGGAAGCACAATATGCAGAAGATCTTTCCGAAGAAGTCGCTTACGTCCGTGAGTCACTTGTAGAGAAGATTGATGGATATCTTTCATATGTAGTTGAATCCTTTATCGAAGAAAATCAAGAGTTTGTTGATAACAAGCTTCGCACTGAGATCACAGAAAACTTTATGGACGCGCTTCAGGGTGTATTCACTGAGCACTATATCGAAGTTCCTGATTCTAAAGTTGATCTTGTAGATGAACTTTCTGAAGAAGTTGCTGAGATTAAAGAATCTCTTGCGAACACTGAAGCTGAGAAGAGCGAACTTGCACAGCAAGTAGAAACTCTTCAACGTGAAAAGGTTATCGCTGAAGCATCTTCTGATTTGGCATCTACACAAGCTGGTAAACTTTCTTCACTTGTTGAAGAAACCCAGTTCGTAAATGTTGAAACATTCGCAGCTAAAGTAGCAACAATCAAAGAAGGATTCTTTAAAGAGTCTAAGGAAGAAGTTCTATCGGAAACAGTTGAATCCTCAACAACCGAAACACAAACTATCGTTGAAGGTGCAGCACCTGCAAACGCTAAACTCCCTAAGAGTATGGCTAAGTATGTACAACACCTTTCTCGATTCAAATAAACCCAATCAATCTACATTCTAACAACTAGAAAAGGAATTATTAAAAATGTTTAACGCAGAAACAGAAATGAAAAAATGGGCTCCAGTGCTTGATCACACTGACGAAGCACCTATCACAGATAGCTACAAGAGAGCTGTAACAGCTAAACTCCTCGAGAACACAGAAATGTCTCTTAAGGAACAAAATGTTGCATCAAACTTTGGTTCTCTTCAAGAAACAAACGTAAATACTGGTTCGGTCACAGCTTTTGATCCAGTACTTATCTCTCTTGTACGCCGTGCAATGCCAAACCTTATCGCTTATGACGTAGCAGGTGTCCAGCCAATGTCTGGTCCTACTGGTCTTGCTTTCGCAATGAAAGCTAAGTATGGTAACGGTGCTGCTTTCGATCAGAACAGCCCAGTTGCTGGCCAACCTGAAGCCCTCTTCAACGAAGCTGATACAGACTTCGCTGGTGCAGGTACACACGCTGGTGCACTCTTCGATTCTCCTGAGTCTGGTATCACTACTGGTACAGGCATTGGCACTCTTGCTGCTGAAACAGATACTACGCTTAACGATATGGGATTCACCATTGACAAAGCTACTGTTACAGCTAAGACTCGTCAGTTGAAAGCAGAATACTCGATGGAGCTTGCGCAAGATCTTAAAGCAGTTCACGGCCTTGACGCCGAATCTGAATTGGCTAATATCTTGAGTGGTGAAATCCTTGCTGAAATCAATCGTGAAGTTATCCGCTCGATGGTAATCACCGGCAAGCGTGGTGGAGTTGGTGCTACTGAAGCATTCGACTTGGTAGCTGATGCAGACGGCCGTTGGGCAGTCGAGAAGTTCCAGTCACTTATCTTCCAAATCGAAACTGAAGCTAACAAGATTGCTCTTGACACACGTCGTGGAAAAGGTAACTTCGTTATCTGCTCAAGTAATGTAGCTTCTGCTTTGGCAGCCGCTGGTAAACTTACTTTCGGTGGTGAAGGTCTCAATGTAGATTCAACTGGTAACACATTTGCTGGTCTCCTTAATGGACGCCTTAAAGTATATGTAGATCCTTATGCATCTGAAGAATACGCAACAGTTGGTTATAAGGGCGATAGCGCTTATGATGCTGGTATGTTCTATTGCCCATACGTACCACTCACTATGGTCCGTGCAGTTGGTGAAAATAGCTTCCAACCTAAGATTGCTTTCAAGACTCGTTATGGTCTTATCGCTAATCCAATCATCGGCGCTGTCGATGGTATCGGTGCTGCTAAGTCTAATCCTTACTACCGTACATTCCGCGTTAAGAACATTAACGTTGGTGGACAAAGCTAGGTTTTATACTAACTAATCTTAAAGAGGAGTTCTTCGGAGCTCCTCTTTTTTTGCGTTATAAATAGATATATGAGTGGAAACAATCTAACATCGAATATTAACATGCTTTCTCCTACAGGGTTTAAGCTCACGATCAATCGTGAAAAGTTTGCAAACACCGAGTTCTTTATTACATCCTTTGGTATTCCTTCTGTTTCGTCGTCAGAGATTCAAACTAATTTCCGCGGAGGGATAGGCTACACGCCCGGTGAGTCAAGGACGTTCGATGCTCTGACGTTACGCTTTGCGATTGACGAAGACATGCATAATTACACCGAGATGTTCAATTGGATAAAGGCAAATAGCGAAGGTTTAGAAAGACACGATATGATTTTATCGGTCATGTCAAGTCACAACAACGTGAATAAACAATTCCAATTTAAAGACTCGTTCCCAACATCATTGAGCGGAGTAGAGTTTAGCACTCAAAGCAGCGAGGTTGAATACCTACAGGCAGACGTAACATTTAGATACAACGAATTCGTGATTATTAAATAGTTATAAATAATTTTATATTATGATTAACTTGGAACAAATCTTAGAAATGTGGAAGAGAGACGGTGTTTTAGATGACATTTGTCTTGACGAAGAAACGATCAAATCTTCAAAGTTACACGCGAAATACCTTGAGCTTTTCTCTATGGCAAAGCTGCACCTGAAGAAAAGGGAAATGGAATTTGATTCCACTAAAAAGGATAAGTGGCTTTACTTTAATGCTAAGATGTCTAAAGAAGACATGGATAAAAGAGGCTGGCAATATGATCCATTCGATGGTATGACTAAACCGTTGAAGTCAGACATGGATATGTACTATTCCACTGACACAGATCTTGTGCGAATTAGAGCACAGATCGATTATCAGAAAACTATTATTGACACCCTTGAAGAAATCATGGGAAATATTCGTTGGAGGCATACACACATCAAGAATATTCTCGACTTTAAGAAGTTTACATCCGGAATATAATGATATTTGCTCGAAAGAAAGACGAATCTAAAGTTGTACTACAGTCCGACGATAGTGGTATACTAATGGAGCTCAGCGAGTTCTTTACTTTCTATGTTGAAGGCTATAAGTTTATGCCAGCATACCGCAACAAGATGTGGGATGGGAAAATTCGTTTATACGATTCACGCTCACAAACAATACCTTATGGTTTAATGAAGCGAGTGGCTGAGTTTTGTTACGAAAGAGGGTATGAACTTAAACATGATGATTCTCTAAAGAACGTTAACTTTCACGAATCGGTGGATCTGAAAAAGTTTATCGACGATCAAGTGATTACCGTGAATAACGGGGAAGTTATTACACCACGCGATTATCAGCAAGACGCCTTTATACACGCAGCACAAAACAAAAGGTGCATTCTAATATCGCCTACTGGTTCGGGCAAGTCGCTTATAATTTACATGTTATTACGACATTACTTAGAGAACGAGATGGACAAAAAGGTTTTGGTTGTAGTACCTACTACGTCGTTGGTTGAACAGATGTATAAGGACTTTGAACAATACTCGTTAAAGGATGCTGAGTTTGATGCAACTGAAGATGTTCACCGTATTTATTCAGGTAAAGAAAAGATCAACTTCGAGCATTCAGTGGTAATTACTACATGGCAAAGCGCGATTAAACTGCCTGCATCGTGGTTCTTACAGTATGGTATGGTTATAGGCGATGAAGCACACACCTTTAAAGCTAAGAGTTTGACCACAATCATGAATCGTCTGACTAACGCAGAAGTACGTGTAGGTACTACTGGTACGATCGACGATGCGGTTGCGAACCAAATGACATTAGAAGGTAACTTTGGTCCCATCTATAAAGTGACAACGACGAAGGAATTGATTGATTCAGACACACTGGCACAACTTGAAGTACAATGTTTAGTATTAAAATACTCTGATGAATTGAAGAAACAATGCAGAGGACTTAAATATCAAGATGAGATTGACT